AAATATCTATTATCAAAATCCATTAACTTTTTCCATTTACCTTGGTCAATAAGAGTTTTGATTTCTTTTATAGAGTATTGTGTTGTTTTAGTAGATGATGTCATTGTATTAATAATGTATGATAAAATTATATCATGTATTTTTAGTCTGTCAACCCATTTTCTCTATCTTCTTTTGCTTGTTTCTCTTCTAATGCCTTCTCTTTCTTAAGTTGTCTATTAGTCCAGATACCTACTGCTATGATACTTAAGTATGCAAGTGTATCATCTAACATAACAAGAAAGAATATTGTTGATCCACCAAATCTGATCCACTCTGGAAATGGTTTGATTAATCTACCACCTATCTTACGGAATGTACCTTCAAACTTAAAGTATAATATGATGAGTGCTGTGATAACAAACTCACTATATGGTACAACAAAGTAACATGATAGGAAGATAAACAAAGGCCAGTAGTGCCTTTCATCAATTTTTTTGACAAGATTTAAGTACTTTTTGAATAATTTTTTAAACATAGTTAAAGTTGATTACCATACGGAAAGAAGCATTTGTTGTTGATGTTCCTGTGTGTTTCATACCATTTGGAAATGTGACTAATCTATTGGCAATGGATTCTACCTTAGTACCATCTTCAAAGATTGTGTAACCATCACAAGTATTCATATAATAGATAGAAGTTTTGAGATAGTCTCTGTCTTCTGCATCTAATATATCAATGTGCATACCATGTTCAACTAACGTATCAGTTCCCATGATAAGGTTTGCTTTGATCTTGATTATAGCACAGGGTTGTAACCTTTGCAAAATCGGGTATAAAAGTTTACAAGACTCGTCAGGTGTATGTCTTTCATAGAACATATGAGTCATTTGTATATTGCGATGCCTATTGTCTTTTGTGTCATCTACAATCTTAGACGCATTCCAAGGAAAATAACTATCCAGTAATCCGTGATATATTGCTTCAAACTCCGAGAGTTTGATAAATCTATCTGATATTGCTATATCACTCATTTCTCTATCACTGCGATGTATATACCATTCCAGAAATCACTTGCATCTTCTGATGTCTCTGTAAGAATAGTTCTCTCCCAAATAATATTCTTATCTTTGGTGAACTCTTTTGTTTTGTCCATCACCCCTTCAAAGTTTGCATCATCAACTACCAGTATATAATCTTTATCAGCATACTTATGGATATGTTCTAAGTTTGGAACCATATTATGATCGTTGGCAGCATCATAAAATATAACACGAGGGGGATATTGAGGATTAAACTCAACTGCCTGTATAGGTTTAACTGAGAAACCAATAGAGCAATCAGTATTCATCCATTTCTCTGCATTCTTAATGAACTCATCAACTGGATTTGTTATATTCTCATATGGTTTATGCAAGTCTTTACGTTTAGGTTTTACTACCTCGTCTTGAAAGTCATCAATAGCGTATGCCTTGACCGCACTATTTCTGAACAAAGCAGCAAATACTGTGCTACCCATATAAGAACCTGCATCAACATATACAGTACCACGTTCTTGACATAAGTTGTTTAGTAAATGTCTGACTTTATTTGATGATAAACCTAAAACATCATATCCTGTTGGATCGAAGTTAGATTTGTTATCAACAGCAGCATCAATAGACCTTATTGCAAGATCAACAAGTGGATTCATTTCCTTTCGTTTTTGCTTCTTTAACCTAGATTCTAGCACAGATTCACAATAGTTGCAATCCCAACAATCGAACCTACAAGATTTTATTTTCTCTCGCCAGATATTTATAGGTGCTTCTGGCATCTCCACGTCGTCCATATACTCATTGAATGTTGGTTGCATCATTTCATCATGATTTGCCCATCTTTCTATGATGTCCATAGACTCCTTCAATCTCATAGCATCTTCTCTACCATGTAACTTAAATACATCAATACCTGCATCTAGGAACTCTTCCCAATCCTCTCTCCAAGGCGGTATGTTTGCTGCTTTAAGTTCACTAGCGGGGTCGTATGAATCCCATTTAGAACATGACACACGACTTATGGTGCTATTGAAGTATTGAGGTTCACTTCCTTCTCTTGTTGCATTATATTGATAATGTTCTGGCATAATAGGGCAACCACCCCAACAATGCTCATTTGCCAAAAGTGATAGCATTATGTCATTACCTTTACTGTGACAATATTTCTTTGCTTCTACAATACGATCTAATAATGGTCTGTCTCTCATTACATCACGATCTAAATTTATATAATGAAACCCTGCACTTGCAAGTGATACTACTTCATTTGGTTTAGATACTTCTCTGAGTATAGTATTCTTTATCTCTAACTCTGGATATTCCCGTTGTATCTGACCCGTAGAAACCCATGATGTATGAGGTATAGTTGCACACCTTACACCATTATCATATAAAAATTTAAAGTTCTTGATGAATATATCTAAGTTCTTCTGGTCAGGTCTTACCCATATATTATTGAAAGTTGCTGACAGGGGGATACCTGTCTCTTGCGAGATATATAATGAATTCTTTACTGCTCCCTGTGCATCATTGACACTACGAAACACGTCTCCCATTGCGTCTTGCATAAAGGGTGGCATTCTTGTAGTGAAATACAGGTCGTATATTAAGTTAGAATGTTTCTTTAGAAATGGTATAAAGTCACTATCAATGAACTCAGGACTGAGTTTCGGGTTGATCGGAAGACTGAAGACTCCTGTCCTTAAGGTTGTTAGTTGCATAATCTGATAAGACACCTGCTGTGTCAAATAGTTGTGGGGGTTTTCCTTCCATCATCTTCTCTACTCTGTCCTCTGCTGCTTCTTTAATACCTCCAATGGATTTATTAACTGCTGTTGAGTACATCATAGCAAGATCGGTAACTGCTGCTTGGTCTTCTGGTGCCATTTGCAGCAAGGACTCTAGGTTACCTGCTTGTATTCTACCAGTAGTTAGCAAATCTATCGCACTTTGTTTTCCCATACGAGCAATCCAATACTTATGCTCTTCTACATTTTCTAACTCTTTATCTTCTAATATTTTTACGATTTCTTCTGGATTTTCAGTCCCTGCCTTTTCCTTGATAATAGCAAAGAAACCATTGAGTTCCTCTTTACATTGGTGGATTTTATTTAACCATATTTGTTTATCGAGATACAGTAACTCTAGTTCATACTGTCTGTCAATCTTATGAAACTCATCTTTTTCTTTATCACGAGCAGCAGTAACTCTAGCAATGTCATTAAGACAACGCTTGAACTGTATAGTAGTTTTCTGCAATGCGTTAGTTCTACCCTGTATCTCCATCATTGCCTGACGTACTTGTCTGTATGGGGATACCTGTGAGTTTACAACAAAGTATTCGTTTTGAAATTTAGTTTGTCCGAAGTGTTGTTGTTCTGACCATGCCATCAACGCTTCATCAAACTTGTCTACATCATATTCACTTATATGTTTTAAATCTTCTAAAGTCTCTCTGATATGATAATCAGAACTTGTATCCGCCTGAGTAGTCGAACTTAACTTTTCGTTCGATGTTTCCTGTTTCTTCATTGGTTGTGCATCTTCCATATTCAAGACATTGTGCATTTGACATTGCAATGCTAAAGTAATCTTCAAGCATTACGTTCAAGTCACGAACACTCTTACATCCAGTTACAATCTGGATCATCTTTTGTTCTGCGACTGCAAGGTCATAGAGTTTTGTTTTAAACTCGTTTTGTTTATCAACTATTTTAGTCGCAAACTCCAGAGTTGTCAAGTCTCTGACCTCTGCTAACTTATGTATAAGTTTTGTCTCAAAGGAATTATCAGCAATATATGCGGTTGCCTCGCATATTTGATCTACCCATGTTGCTTCTTCAAGTGTAGAAAACTTAGTCAAAAGAACATTATGTCTGTGTTCAAACTCTTCTTGAATCGCTAGGGTTATCACATCTTTCATATAAGGAATCACATAATCAGAATAGATCGTATCAGGTATAGTCTCTTTCTCTTTGTTTGTAGTTCCTTCTTCGTTTACACCATAAGTTGACTTCTGAAATCTTATCTCACTCCAATACTTATCTCCCATGATACCTGATTTACTATCGTATCTAAGGTATGTTATATGTTGTGGTATATATTTAAAATATTCATCTGCAAGATGATAGGATTCTAATCCTAAGTAAGTTCCAAGACGGATACCCCACTCCCCTACCTGAGGATATTTCTCGACATCTAAGACGATGAC